GGGCTTGGTATCCTAAAGCAGTTGCTCTATCCAATACTGATTGATAATCTGCATCAGTACTATCTGCACCTAAGTTCTTGTAGACTATACCCCAATCAATAGTATTATCTCTACCTTCACCCCAATTCGTGGTTTCGTAGATTTTTCCGTATCCTTCTAAATCACTCATTTCTTGCTATTCTTTTTCATGATATACTTCTTTAGCTTCTGGATATTCTCCACCTTTGGCTTGTAAGTATTCTTAATTATAAAACCCATCCATTGAAGTTTTGATTCTTACTAGGGTACATATCATCATCAGATGCTGAATTGTATTCAGGGAACTTAGAATTATAAAACGCCATATGATCCACAAATCTTCTTGCATAATGTTCTGCAATATCTCTCTCCTTCTGTACTAGATAATCAAGATCTTCCTTAGTAACATTCTGACCATTCTCAGATCCTTTAGTGTATATGCCTCCATTTGCTACTTTATAATGGATATAAGGCAGTATCTCTATTGCTGAATAGTGGATTACCATATCCTGAATATAGTCCGTAAAAAGGGCTAAATAATCTCCTGCTAAAGAATCTCCTGTTATATCACTCTTTATCTTGTTGAATAATTTAGTTCCTAGAATCCCCTGAACATGAATATCCTGAGCAATCTTAATGAATTGAATCATCTGATCTCTATCAACATTCCCATTGATTCCTGTTCTCTTAATAACATCAGCAGGGCTGACAAATAAAATCTCTGCCATCTTAGTTTAGTTTTCCTCTGTTAGGCATATCAATCGGTCTAGTGTTCGCAGTATCATAATCCTTAGGATTGATCTTGCTCTGTGGTACTCCTGCTGAACTTGCAGCACTTGGACTTACTCTCCTATCATTCTCTAGAGCCTCAGTCTTACTCTTAGGCAAGAACTTCCCTCCATCTCTTCTTCTCATATAAACAAGCCTCTGCCATTTATGGTGGCAATACGCTCCTCCTTTATACTTGAAGATTGAATATGTACTTCTCCCCTTAGGAGCAAACTGCCCATTCACCCCAGAGAAACTCATCTGATTGATATCTTCCTTTCTATATACTTTGCCGCCATCAGATAATCCAACCATCTCAACGCAGAATGTTCTTGAGTTATCTCTTAATGATCCTGAATATCTGTATCTGATCTTGAACATTCCTGCATCTCCTGAAGATCTCTCCTCAGCATCACCATAGGAAGAAACTGCTGCCATACTTACAGAAGTAATAGCCTCTACAATCTGATCCTCATTATCTGGATCATCCACATCCTGAACCGCAGTCAACTCCCATTCCTCTTCATCAATATCCTCTCCCTTATCAGCAAGATATTCAAGCCATTCCTTCTCATCCTCCTTAGTGAACTCAGGCGCACTCATCTTAATACCTGTTTCCTTCTCAATAGTTTCCTCATCTTGTACCTCCTCAACTTCTGTAAATTCTAATGGAGCAAGTGTTTTGAAGTATAAGTCTAAGGATACATTGTTAAAAGCTAGGATCTGATCTAAGGCTTCAATCACCTGATTCTGCTTAGGTCTGATAACACTATTATCAAACAAAGTGAAAGCAGTCTTTATCTCATCAGCATTATTCCCCAATCCTGTCTGATCCTTAACACCAAACAACATAGGGCTAGTAATTCTATGTCCTACCAATACCTTCTGCTGAGATTCCTTAGATAGGAACTCATATTGGTTATGAGCATCTGATAACTGAACAGGCTCAATAGATGCAGCAGTATCAGCACTATCATTAAATGAAAGAATAAATTTCCCTGCATTACTTGATCCACTCCACTTCTGCTTAATCTGTGATTCAATGATGTTTCTCTCCTCTTCTGGAGGTACTCCATTATTGAAATTAACGATCATGCTAGGAGCAAGTCCATTCTTGATATTATTGATATGGTAGTTAGCAACCTCTCCCTCTAATTCAGCATATGGTAAAGCACCTTGATAATCAACAGGAGAATAGTAGTAAGATCCTGAACGATAAGGTCTGAAATACAATATCTCAATCTTATCAGATAATTCACCAAATCCAAATGCAGGAATTCTCTCAACACCTTTCTTGCTTTTGACCTTATCCCAATCATAAGCATAGTAATATCCCTCAATCTCTCCTTCCTCATTACATTTCTCTGCTCTGAGGCATTCCACAGGCATATGATGAACTTCTACTATTCTACTCTTATCCTGATTGTATATCAATTGGAAAGCACCATTACCAAGCATATAGTAATCATTGATTACCTTCTTTAATTCCTGATCTTTGATCAACTTCCTTAATTGAATATATCCCTCTGGATTCTTTCCTGAATCAGTAGCATCAATACCCTCTCCAAAAATCATGTCAATGATTCCAGAAGTAACTGCATTATTTGTAGGAGATCCATTGTATCTATCTATCAAATACTGAAAGTAATTGTTATCTGCTCCATACTCTACCCATCCCTTTCTGCTATTCTCAGAAATCACAGGGCTTGTATAGCTTGATAGCTGCACAAATTTGATACTATTCTCCATAAATCTTAAACTCGTTATTCATAGTCTTTTCTGTTGTGGTCAACTTAGGTTGATAGGTGCTAACATCAGATCCTGTTGGAATGATATACATCTTATCCTGAGAAAGCAATTTAAGTTTTCCCTCCGTTTCCCAAATCTTCAAAATGTAGAAACTCTCCTTATTCAAGGTAGAAACATCATAGGCAAATCTAAGTGTTTTTCTGAATCCATCATATGTAGATCCTGAAGTGATATCTGTAAACGATTCCTGCTTTCTATTACCTTCTGAGATAACTTCCAGATAATAAATAGGCTCTGAGAAATCTCTGATATACATCTTGATTGTTGCCGTTGTATTTTCTTCAACTATTATCATACAATTATAAAACCCAAAACAAGAATTGTAGTATATTTGCCATTCATCTCTCTAGGTAGACTATCTACCAAAAAAGAAAGCCCTTCCTTAATGGAGGGGCTTCTTTGATTATAATCAGGATTTAAGATTATGCATCCAAGTCATCAATCTCTGATGTGCTAGGAGTAATCGTAGCATCTACGAAATTAGCAGGAATCTTCTCCTGAGCAGTCATTGTCAATGTATATCCAGATAGATCACCCATTGCAGTTCCTGTAACGATTGTTCCACCTGAAACTGATGCACCATATTCTAAGCCCATCAAAAACTTATTCCCGTTGTTATCCTCTACGATCACATGAGGCATACCATTAGCAAGAAGTTTCAATTCCTGATGAGATTGCTTACTCATCTTCTTTAAACTTACATTCAATGTTTGCTCATAGAAAATAGTTCCATTTTCTCTAGATGAATTGAATGTTTGCTCAAATGATGATGCACCTTTCACTACATACTTAAACCAATCAACAGATTCACCAAATCCATCAACTACATCTGTATCTGTTGAATCATAAGCGATAGTACCTAATGAACCATAATCAGCAAAATATACTGCGTTGATTCCTCCAACTACATCCTTACAAGGTTCTGTTCTTCCTTTTGTTACTATACAAGCCATATTATTTTTTTATTAAAAAAGGGCAGACAAGCATTAGCCTACCTGCCCCTTTTAAGATTAATCAATCAACTCTTAGTTAGCCCCGTTTACAATTCCGTAGGTAACGATATCAGAAGCAAATCCGTATTGTACACCTGCGGTAAAACGCATTACAAAACGAACATTCTGAGAACCATCAAGATCAGCCATATCTAGAACCTTCACTTCGTTGTGGTCTGATAAAAGACCTGTACCAAAGAATAGGTTAGACTTCTGTGCAGCCATTGCAGTATTGTCAGCAAGACCTGAACAAACAAACAACTTCACACCATCAAACGCTAAGTCTCCACCATTGTACCAAGTAGTACCTGCGTTGTTCACACCATTAGCACCTAGACCTGAAGAACCAAATCCACCTAAAGCACGAACATAAGCACGAGCAATGTTCTGAGATACATAGATGTAAAGATCCTCTTTTCCGTAAACTGCACTAGGGATTGCATCAACAATAGAACCTAACTCAGCAATAACATTAGCAGCAGTAACACTTGTACCTGCAATCTCTTGAGCAGCAGGAAGGTCAGCATCAGCAGCAATCAATGCAGTCAATCCAGAGAACTCATCAGTAGATCCATCACCTTGCCAGATCATCTCTTCAGTTGTAGCAGCAACCTTAGAAGCTACATAACCGATTAAGTAATCAGAGAATGATGCAGGTAACTCATCAAAAGCACCATAACCCATTTGCTCTGCTTCCCATTGGTTGTGGAAGTCTTTCTTACACAATGCAAGATTCACTTGCAACTCTTTTGGAGCAAGTACACGATCTGCAATTGTTACATCTGTTGCATCAGAGAAATCACAAGCAGCATTCTTAACCAACCCTGTGGTTGCAAGAGTACGCATTGTTTCTTTGAATTTTACATTTGGTTTGATAGTGATACCTCCACCATCTAAAGTGTCAGCACTCAATAATGCAGCGGCAATGTATTTCCCTGCAAATTCTCCTGCATAACTACTAGTAATAGAATCAGCCATTTTTCTTCTTCTTTATTTAATTATGATAATTTACTATAAACTCTAGCCAATGTAGTTCCTCTACCTGACTTTGAAAAGTTCTGTACCTGAGGCTTCTTTTCAACAGGTGCAGCAGCTACTTTCTTAGCAGCAGGTGCTTCACTCATCTCAACCTCTTTAACTTCTTCTGTAACTTCCTCTGGAGTTTCTTCTGAAGTCATTTCCTCTTTCTCTTTACCCATCTCCTGAATCATTGCCTTGATCTCATCAATAGCAGCAGTAA